ATAACTTTATTATTAATAACCCGCCATTGAGCGGGTTTTTTTGTAACTCAATTATTAAAATATTAAAAATTACTAGCAATGCTATTGCATATTAATAATAACAACGTTATTATTTTTCTATCAACAAAATAAAAAGCCCCAACGTTGTTCCACCAACCTGAGGCCCGACCCACCCTAGTGAGTGAATTAATTATGAATGCAAAACTTACTTTATTCAATAGCCTCCTAATTGCCTCAGTGGTATCTGGCTGCAACTACGCCGATGCAAGCGGGCCTGCACAAGAAGTTGAAGTCTCTATCAATCAGGCTAAACCATTCGTTGCCCTTCAAGAGCTATCAGTTCAAGGCAAGCTTTACCCACATGAACACGAGGGTACGGAATCAATCGGCAAGGCAATCATATGGCTAGAAGGTCAGGAGGATTGCTCACTACAAGTTGAAGTTCTGCAAGTCAATGAAGATGGTCAGCAATGGATTGAACTTGGGGAAATTCGATTTATCACCCCGGATGACCGTGATTTAGGTGCACCTGATTTTGAAGAAGGTATGACCAGCAAAATCGTTGCAGAGCTTACTACTGAGTTTGAAGAACAGCTTGTTGTGGCGAAGGAGGCGGTATGAGTGCTAAGCCAAATTTTCACGCCTACAGTGGCGATAAAGAGAAGCTTCAAAAGTTTCTTGAGCGTCAGCGTTTCAATACGTTCTCAATGTTCAGCATTGACAAGAATGGCAATCATGTATTCAAGCTGTACTGGGATTCTAAGCCGGATAGCGATTGGAGTAAGCCGGAAATTAAGGCAATTATTTGCTTGGTTGGCACTGGAAAAATGAATGACGAGGATATTGGCAGGGTAGCTACTGAGGTGAGAGAAATTTTGAAGGAGCGCCGGGTATGAAAATCAAAACCGCTTTTGCCGAGCAGTTCAGCACTCATGACTACGACCCTGATTTTGCAGCTCACTATTTTGGCCGCATCGAAATTCACTTAGACACGCAGTACATGCTGCTTGATGACTTGCACACCCAGCGCGTCACGCTATCCATTTTAGTGCTACAGGACGGCACAGTCGACACAGACCAGGTGTGCACAGTTAAGACTTACCGTGGTCTGCCAGATGACTGTGTGTTTAACGATGAGTTTATCGCAATTGATGAATTGACGACCCAGCAGTTTGATTACTTCACGAACTTAGAAGAAGTGAAGCGCGAAATCGGGTTGTTTGGGATGGAATTGGCACAGGTTGCTTAGGAGAAGAATATGAATGCACCGGTAAACGAATTACAAATATTAGAACAGAACGTGATAGTTGCTGCCTTCTCTAAAGCTGGCGGAACTAATGAATTATTCGAGCGCATTGCCCAAGAAGTGCGCTCTCATGTGCCAGATGTCACAACAAAAAAAGGACGTGATGCTATCGGTTCACTGGCTATGAAGATTAGTAAATCGAAAACACTAATTGAAAAGTGCGGTAAAGAATTGGTAGCTGAACAAAAGGCGCAAATTAAGGTCATTGACGATGATCGTATTTCGGTTGTAAAGAAATTTGATGAGCTACGCAACGAAATTTTGGCGCCGCGTGATGCATGGGAGCAGGCCGAAAAAGATCGTGTGGCGAAGCACAAAGCCGACATTGAAAAAATTAAAGATTTTGCTCATCCATCTGTTATTCACGAAATGACTGCTGAGCGACTCTCTGACCAGATCAGAATGCTTGATGTTTTAGAGGTTTGCCCTTTATTTGAGGAGTTCGAGCAAGAGGCAAAAATTGCAAAGTTTGAAACACTTGAGGCTCTACAAAAAGCGCTGGCGGCACGTGAAAAATGTGAAGCTGAGCAGGCTGAATTAGAACGCCTACGTCAAGCTGAAATACTTCGCCAGCAACAAGAACGTGAGGCTCAGATTGCCCGCGAAGCTGCCGAAAAAGCGACCCGCGAAGCCGAAGAAAAAGCACGTTTTGAAGCTGAACGTGTACAACGTGAAAAGGCTGAGGCAGAACAACGCGAAGCTCGATTAAAGGCCGAAAAAGAAGCTGCTGAATTACGCGCTGTGCAAGCTGCTGAAAATGAACGTAAGCGCATTGAGGCTGAGCAGGCAGCTAAAGCTGAGGCAGAGCGTCAAGCAGAAATAGCACGTCAAGCAAATCAAGCGCATAAGAAAAAAATCTGCAATGAAGCTCTAAAAGGTTTGCTGGCTCTAGGTGTTGATGAGGCAAAAGGCAAAGAGATTTTGCAAGCAATCAATAAAGGTTTAGTTCCGCACGTATCTATTAAATTTTGAGGAATAAAAAATGAATGCTATTGCTCAAGTAGAAAATCAATTAGGTCTTTCGCTCAAGGATTATGATGTTGATCAGGCAATGTGGTCTGCCCTCACATCATCAATTTTCCCAGGCGCAAAACCTGAATCAATTGTAATGGCAGTTGAGTACTGTAAGGCTCGTAATTTGGACATTATGAAAAAGCCTTGCCATATCGTACCAATGAGCGTTAAAGATGCGAAAACAGGGAATAGCGACTGGCGTGATGTGATTATGCCATCAATTGCAGAGCACCGAATCACAGCTTCACGCTCACATAGCTATGCCGGTATTGATGCACCTGTGTTTGGTCCAATGGTAAACATTAGTTTTGGTGGCGTTTCTCACACTGTTCCCGAGTTCTGCACTGTGACTGTTTATCGCATAATCCACGGTGAAAAGGTTGCATTTGCGCATACTGAGTATTTCGAAGAAGCGTGTGCCACAGTTAAGGGTGGCGGCTTGAATTCAATGTGGACAAAACGCAAGCGTGGCCAATTAGCTAAATGTGCTGAAGCGGGTGCACTTCGCAAAGCCTTTCCTGAAGAAATTGGCGATGGGTACACTAAAGAGGAAATGGAAGGCAAAGAGATAATCGTTGGGAATGAGACAGAAACCCAAAAAAATCAATCTGAGATACCAGAAGGCTATCAAGCATTTGAAGATGAGCATCTGCCACACTTCAAAAATGAAGCGCAGTACGGAACCAAGCGCCTGCAGACCGCCTACTCTGTCCTGCCAAGCAGCAATCTAAAAAATACATTCTGGTCGAATCATGCTGCAAGTCTAAAAGAAATCGCACAATTTGCTGATCAGGCTTTGGCTCGCCAAGGAGAAACCTATGAACATTCTCCAGCGTAGTGATGACTGGCATTCTGAGCGATGCGGCAAAGTAACTGCTAGTCGCATCAAGGATATAGATGCCAAGCCAGCCAAGGGTAAAGTGCTTAATTCTTTAGGTTTGATCATTCTTTCCGAGCGCCTCACTGGCGTTCAGGAAGAACCTAAAACCACTCAGCTTATGCAATGGGGTATCGATCACGAGCCGCATGCAATCATAGCTTATGAAAACGGTACTGGAGAGTTTGTTACCGGCACTGGTCTGATTGACCACCCTTCTATCCCGTTGTCTGGCGCTTCTCCTGATGGGTTGGTTGGCAAGCAGGGTCAGCTTGAAGTGAAGTGCCCAAACACAACTACGCATTTAAATACCCTGCTCAGTCGCACAGTGCCAGACGACTACATTCCACAAATTACATGGCAGTTGGCTTGCACAAAACGCCAATGGTGCGACTTCGTGAGTTATGACCCTCGCCTGCCTGAGTATTTGCAACTCGTAATTATTCGTGTGTTTGCAAAAGATTTAGATATTGCCGGGCTTGAGCAAAGCGTGATTGCTTTTAATAAAACAATAGACCGGGCAATTAACCAGCTCGCATTAAATCAGAAGTTAAAAGTCGCATAAACCTACTTTAATAAAAAAGTAGACCCGATTTTTAGCACAGTTATTTATTTTAATAAAAGATTGGTGGTGAAGATGGATATTAAAGAAAAGCAAGCTTTTGACGAATATTTTAAAGAGAAATACCCAGAGCTATACAAAGATGTGTTCAATGAAGATGGTGATGAAAGAGCCATTATTGGCTACTCATTTGCGCTTAGTGCATGGCAAGCAGCCAAAGCCCAAGCGGTGCCGGAATTAACAGACAAAATGATCGTTGCTATCGAATCGGAGGTTGAGAGCCAACTAAAAGCAAGCGCAATTGATGCAGACCCGTTTAGACTTGATGGTGAGAAAATATGGTATGCAGCATTAGAAGCCCAGGAGTCCACATGAAAAAACATCACATGGAACACTTGGAATATCTGTTTTTGGGTTGGCTGCTGTTGGGGCTGATTGGGTTTGGTCTGGCTGCGATGGGGTTTTGAGATGATCTTAAAAGACAGTGATTTGCCGGAAGAAGTGGTATGAATCTGATTGAACAGTTGGGCGGGTATGAACGGGCTAAACATGAATTTGAGATGATTAAGGAGATGAAGCCGATCTACCCAGGCGAAATTGAAACTAATGATCGCCTCCTTCTCGAATACCGCCGCCAGCACAATATTTTTGAGGTTGGGGATAAGGTTGTAGAGATAACAGATTATCCCAGCAATGATGTACTAACAGTTAAATCTATATTCGATAAGCTATTAGTGTGTGAGAGTGATGATTTTAACGCAAGTTATGTTTTGTCTAATAAGTATAAGCCTTATTTTTATGTTAGACGCGCAACAGATGAAGAAATCGAAGCGGGTAAAAGGTTGGAGGTAGTATGAGCGAGTACACAATAAGGTCATTAAAAGACTTTCATCGCATCCCTGCTGGTCGGCTTCATGACTGTCTGGCCGAATTTGAGGAAAGTGTGAAGCTTATGAATCTCATGATGGAAACCATGGATCTGCCACTAGATAAAGCTGGGATTGAATACTTTACATGGAAGGATGACGGGAAGAAGGACATCACACAGAGCTTTAAGTTTGGTGAGGATGTAATCAGGCTGAATGTTAAAGAGCGGGAGGATTGATATGAAATGGTACTCAATGCGCCAAGTTGCTAAAGAGCTAGGCATGGCAGTAAATACTTTTAAGGCAAATTATTTAGAGAAGTTCCCTCCAGATCGGGAAACCGCGAAGTATAAAGGTTATACACAGGCCTCTCTGGATAAGATTAAACAAGAATTAGGCGCTAATTAAGCGCCTTTCATCCATTTATCAACTTCTGAAGAATACCACTCCATTAACTCTACCCTTTCATCCCAATATTCAGCACGGTTATAAATTCCCCGAATGCGGTCTTTCGGAACGTGAGCAATCTGGTACTCAATCACATCAGCACGAAATTTCTTGGCATTATTGGCATGAGTTGAAAACAGGGAGCGAAAGCCATGGGTTACCATCTGGCCGCCATATCCGTTTCTTTTAATAATAGCTAAGACACTTTCAGAAGGAACATGCTCACCTAAACGACGAGTATGCTTAAAGATATAACCATCATCTTTTTTATGATCATAAAGCTCCTGGAATAAAGCTTTAGTTTGTGGTGTTAAAGGAACCGCATGATCACGACGCATCTTCATACGCGAAGCCGGAATTACCCAGATATTATTTTCAAAATCAATTTCACCAGTATCCCATCTTGCTTTTAATAATTCAGAGATCCGCACTGCTGTGTAACATGCAAGCTTAAGCGCGTGTAACAGTTCCAGTGTAACAATACCGCCTTGCACTCGCTTCCAGAATTCAGGCATCTGCTCTGCATCAAGTGAAGGCATGTTGCG